TGGGTTGATTAGAAGACAAGTCAAGTTCTAATTGACCCATCTCTACTTCAAGATCCAGATCTTTATCTAATGTAACGCCTAAGTCTTTAGCGACTTCCTGTTCTCTTGATATTTCTGAAATAATATCGTCATAATCACCACCATTTGTAGCTGCTATCACTTGAGCTTTACTCATATAACCAGCTTGCTCCGCTTCTCTGAAAGCTCTTACCTCTTTTAGAGGATCAACGTAGTGCTGTGCTGGTGGAGTCCATCTTGGTTTTATATACCTTTCAGGTCTTGTTGCATAATCCTCAAAATCTAACTCTCCTACTAAAACAGCTAACTTCATCCATTCTTTGAATACTCTTAGATGCAAATTATTTATTAAATATTTTTGACAAAATTTCCAATGTTCTCTGTCTTCTAAAAGACTTAATCTTGAACTTGAATAGTTAGTTTCACTAAAATCTTTTGATATTGTTTCAAAGCTACAGCCAATTCCGGTGGCAAAACGTCTAATTTTGTTTTTTACAAACATCTCATATTGTTGAGATGGATAATCTATATCTGGAATTGTAACCTTCTCATTTGGCATTAAATATCTAAATGTACCAGGCTCAAATGATTGTATACGTTGACCATTAGAAACTTCATCTCCAATAAGCTCACCTTGATCGTTTTCCACAAAGCCCATTATGCTCGCGCCTGCTCTGGCTCTAATTACTGCGGCTTCTTCGTATCCCTGTAATTGGTGCATATCTGCCATAACACTATGAAACCAAGGCACACCTCTGTTTTGACCTGGCCTTTCTGGAAGAAATAAATGAATTATATCCTCTGCATTTACAAATATATGCAACTTTTGGTTGTTTGAATAATCAAGATAATATGCATCGCCAGGGTGTTTCGTAAGAATTGCAAATCTGACAGCTTTCCCCCATTCATTAATCTCTACGCCATTTCGCCATTCATTTTTTACACTTAATGTTTTACCCGTATACTCCTCATCCAACATATCTGACTCTATTAACTGTAAAGCTAAAGGTACTTTTGAATCTCCAAATTGTTGTCTAACTATTCTAAAAATAGCCTCACCAGACTCACATAAAGCTCCAGCAGCTAACCACTCAAATTCATGAAATCCATATCGACCTGCACAATCACAACTATTAGGTGATGACCATTCAGCCCACTTTTGTTCTATAAGATTATTAACTCTTTGATCTCTTTTATTACCACGAACCTGTAATACTCTTGATTGAAACTTCATGCCAGTTCCAACCATATTTATTTGTGTTGTTCTTTTTGCCTGTCTAGCATATGGATTATTTCTAACTAATTCTCTTGATCTATCCCTTAATTTTCTAAGACTATTTCTAATCTCAGCATCAGCACTAAGCTGACTTGCCATCCAATCTGATGTAAGTCTAGAAACCAATGCGCCTTGATATGCTCTTATATTTTTAAGAGGATTAGCTTTCTCTCCAAAACCTAATACTCTCTTTACTGCATTTGTTATGTTAGATCTGATTCCCATTAGTATGCTCCATTAAAACGAACAAATGTTGCTCTTGGATTACCAAGACCATTTGCAATTAATTCTGCTTGTTTTTCTCTTATTAGTTCTGCCTTATACCTACTTTCTAACATTATTAATTCTGATAATTCATATTTTTTAGCTGATCTCGTTCCAATCTTATATTCCTGTACAACACCTCCACTAATAATATTTCTTATAGCTGTTTGTATTGTTTCGAGGTCTTTTTCAACCTGACTTCTTCCATCAAAAGTTACAGCCGTTCCACTAAATTCTAGAGATGCTGAAACTTTAAAAGCGCCTGTAGCTATTGTTTGTTTTTCTGCTCCAGACTTATTTGCTATAGCTTGATAATACCAATCACCTTCCCTAAATGTGCTTGATACATTACTTGCAATAGAAAATTGAAATCCATCATTAAAAGCTGTACTCGTTACACTCGCACCACTTGGTACTGAATTAGTTCTTAAATAATAAATAACAGACCAATCTGGACTGCTGATACTATTACCAAATACATCTTGAGTTGCAGCTAACCTCCATTGAATGAGGTCACCTGCTCTAATTTCTGCTGGAAAAGTCATGCTTTTAGTTACCAATTAGCGACAAAATTCGCCTTTTTAGGAGAATTAGTACGATTTAAGTCTATCTTAGCCTCCTTTATAGGCTTTTTATCTTCAAATCTTTTTGCAAACTGATCATATATTGTTTTTCTGTCATATTTTTGCAATAAACGCTGAAAACTTGCATATGCATACACCATTTCATCTAATGCCTCATTAGGTTGATTGTTTTTCTTTTTCCACACTCTTTCTTGATAACCATTCTTATAAACTAATATTTGTCTTTCTGCTGTTAATTCTTCAAAGTATGTATTTGTTGTTGTTGGATAAAAATGTATATAACCATGACCAACTTCTGCATCTTTTAACTTATTATGCAAAGTTGTTTTTATGACATCTACACCAACAGGATATAAACTTAGTCCTCTCTTAAGAACTTTACCCCTGTAATTAATATCAACCTTAGAAATTTTTCCTAATGGTGGTTTACCTTTCTGACCCATACCTTTTATACCTATAAGTCCTAGTTGTTCTCTTTCTCTAACGTATTGATAAGTTTCCTGAGTGTAGTGACCTCCGGTATCGATTGCTGCTGTATCAATTTTTAACTCATTACCTTCTTCATTTGTATATTTACCTTGCAGTACCTCATCAAGCTGCGCCCATAAATCTGCTCTTGCTGGTGATCCATAAATAACCTTCCTATCAACTAAATACATCTCCTCATTTCGACCAAAACCTATAACTGACATACTTAACCTGTCATCTTGTACGTCAATACCAAGAGTTAATATTAAAACTTCTTTTGGTGGTATACCTTCTTTATATGTTTCTTCTGCTGCACGTTTTGCTAAACCATCTGCACTTGCCTTTGTATGGTATTCATCTTCGTAGACTTCTCCACAGGTTATGTTAATAAACGTCTTTAGTTGTTCCTGATCTTTTTTACATTCAATATATTCTTCCATCAAATTAGGCCATGTCGCATTAGGAGAGTATGAATATGCTGCCCAAATATGAAATCCTACATGTTTACCATTATATGGAGCAGTAGCTCTCCATTCACCTCTCTCAATCATCCATCGTTTTTTATTAGGTGGAATATGACCATTGCATTTTTCACATTTATATATTGTTGTAGCTGGATCATCATTAAAACATTCAAAATTAGGCCATTTTAAATACTGCATATGATTACACAAAAAACAAGGCACATAATAACGGCGTTGGTCTGTCTGATTAAATAATTTTTCTATACGACTAAAATCTTTTACTGTTGGAGTAGAACCAGCAATTATTTTTCTATTACTAAAAAATTCTGTTCTTTTTATTCCTAATTTAATCTGATCACCCTCAGTTCCAGCAGAAGGTGGATAACCATCAGTTTCATCAAACATAACTATTCGGCGTGATACCATACGAAATCCTCTTGGTGAATTAGCACCTACTAAAGACAACGTGCCGCCTGCAAAGTTTTTCTTTAATAACGTGTTATTTCCATCTTTAGCTTTAGGATCACTAACTGTTCCTTGTAAGCAAGGGGTATCTCTTAACATGGGCGAAATCTCATCCTTACTGTAAGACTGACAATCATCAAGAGTTGGAAATACTAGCATCATTGGACAAGGATCGTTTTGTATGTGATAGCCAATAATATGATTAAGAATTTTAGTATATCCAACCCTTGCTGATTTCATTACAGATATTTGTTCTATATGAGGATCTGTTACAGCATCCATAATTCCTTTTTGATATGGCAAAGTACGCCATCTCCCACCCTCTGCTGAACTTTCTACGCTTAACCTGGCATACTCATTAGCCCAATCACTAAGGCTTAGTTTTTTTGGTGGCTTGAATGCCTCATATGCTTTTTTTTCTAAATCGAAAATGCTTGTCATTTTTTTATTTTTTCAAGATTTTCTTTTTTATAAAATATTTGTTCTTTGTACCAATCTTCTAAATTGTTAGATTTTTTGCTGTGATTACATTTTTTACACGATGGTATTAAATTATCAAAAGTATGTGAGCCTCCATTTGAAAAAGGAACAATATGATCTATCTCTAAACTATTATCTAATTTTGCAATCATAAGATTCAATTTTGTATCACAATATGCACAACATTGTTTATATAAAAATATTTTTTCAATAATCTTTTTAATATCTATTTTTTCATATGGCAAACTAAGATCTCTTGCTTTTTGCATTCCTCTTTTTAATTTTACATACAAATTAAATTCAAAATTTGTTTTATATTTTAATCTTTGATATTTTTTAAAATCAAAAACTTTATTGTTTTTTATCTGTTCTCTAACTAAATCAACAGGAGTTGGCGCTCCAGCATTTTTTATAGCTGTCCATAACGTAATGTTTTCACGAAGTTCACAACCATCTCTTCTCCGTTTTTTTCTTTTCCAATTAGTTCTAAATTCAGAAGCTTTTTCTGGATTATTTTTTTGCCAAATAGCAGTTCTAACTTTTACTACTTCTGGATTCTTTTTATAACCATTATCACTATGTATTTTACGACAACATACACATTTACCATTTGGCCTATCAGTAGGCTTACATCTAACAGATTTACCAGTATCTAAATATTCATGATTTTTTTTACAAAGATTACCAAGATAGTCCTCACCTTTTAAACCTCTTAAATTAATCCAATTTATTATTTCACTCATGCAGCAGATAATTCCTCTAATGCTTCTCTTACAATGTCATCTATACAATTAACAGCACTCACATCTAAATCCGGCAATCTTTGTTGTGCCTTTGATGCAACACCTAACATCTTATTTCTGGTGTTTGTGATAATTGACTGCCATTTTAAATTTACCTCTTCTACTGGCACTAAACTTTGTTCTTTTTGCTGTCTTTCTAGCTCTAGTAACTCTGCTTTTAAATGTTCAGTCCTAGCTTTGCTCTCTTCATACTCAGGTATTGACTCATTTGTCTGAGATATTTTCCTTTTTGTTACAGGTTTCTCTATTGTTGATGCCTGTATATTTTTCATCTTTCTAAAAGCAGACTTTCCTGTCCACTCGTCATACATCGTATCTGAATTTATAACTACCTTTCCTTGATTATCAGTTATAGCAGTCAATCTTCCTTGTTTTATAGCCATGTAAACAGCTTGGATTGTAACTCCCATCTGCTCTGCGGCTTCTTTTCTGGTGATGAGTGGCATAGGAACTGTAAATGTATTTATTTACAATAGCGTAAATGTAAATATGTGGTATAATACCGCATTTTGACTAGCTTTTTGCAAAATGCCGCACTACTAATATAGCGCAAATGTAAATACTGTAAATTTGTTGTGCCTAGAAATAATTTGGGATCTGAAAAACAT